CGGAAGTATCTCGGTAGAGGGATTAAGATTTCTCTTGACTTTTCAGAAACCGTATGGTACTACGTACTTCGTTACGTACGAAGCCACAAAGCGTAGTACGGAACGTGGTTTGTTGTGACAGGTGTATCTATAATGTCAGATAAAACTAAAGAAGAACTTATAAAAGAAAATACTAGACTTAGGAAAGTATTAAGTACCAGCTTTCCTGAAAGATCAGGTGATATATTTATCTGTGGTCATTCTAAGGACGTATCATCAGATGGTCTACCAAGGTCTGTAACTATCTGTCCTACTTATGGATCAGATTATTTTGTAACTTATATAAGGGTTAAATAGCGTATGGCTAAGGGTAAGAAGTCTAAAGGTAAGCATTACGTATCCAAAGGTGAGCGGCCTAGTGTTAAGAGATCAATCCTGAAAGCGGTCAGGAAAGATGTTGATCCTTTTACTAAAGCTATTAATAAACTAGAAGCACTAAGTAAGAATAATAAGAGGCCAAGCCAGTCCCTATCCTAATATACATAGCCATAAGGAATATCGTGAAGAAACATATACTTAATAGAATGCGTGATGCAGCCTATGCCGTGGCTTTGTCAGGTCAGGGTGTCGGTCCACGGTATGCCTTCCGACATGGTGCTGTATTGTTTGACAGGTCAGGTAAGATTTTATCAGCTAAGTCTAACAGTCTTAAGACCCACCCTAAGCTGGTTAAGTTCACTGACTATCCGTATCTCCATGCAGAGTCCGCTTGTATCCTTGGTCACGGTATGGATAACTGTGAAGGGCTTAGTCTCCTGGTCCTGAGAGTGTTGAAGAATGATCAGGTCAGCTTATCTAAGCCTTGTGTTATCTGTCAGAGAGTGATAGAAGATGCAGGACTAAAGAGTGTGTACTATACTGATGTCAATGGAATGTTTAAGAGGTTGTGAACGATGGGGGTAAAGATGGACATGCTTGAGCGTGTGGCGCGGGCAATTTTCTACAAGCGCGCGGACCTAGAGCAATGGCACTCGAACAGTCCGGCAGCACCGTGACCATCGGCCGCCGAAAGCCCTACACCGCGATTGGTATCCGCCGGATGAAGTGCTCCGTGGCGGGCTGCGAGAACCGAGCCGAGCACCAGTGGAATTGCTGCGCCAACGACAACCTCTGGATGCCTCTGTGCCTTGACCATGACATAGAGCTGAACGCCAAAACCCTAGAGTGGATGGGGCATCCCAACGCAACGGAGCTATCACGGGATTACGCCGCTGCCCTCAGACAGAAACGTGATACTGGCATTTAATACGAAGGAAAATAAATGTACGATCTAGTTGTTGATTTGGAGGTAGACGTACACGGAGACAGGTCAGACCCGACACCATACAACAACCAGAATATTCTATCAGGTATAGGTTATCTCCGTATCGGCCTGGACACTGACCCTATCTGTGTATTCCCTGACAACCCTGACGGCATTGATACATTCCGTTCTATCCTTAAAGATGCCCGGTGTGTTATCGCACACAATGCCAAGTTCGATATGTCTTGGTTACGCGAGACCGGCTTCGATACCAATGCTAAGTTGATCGACACTATGATCAACCAGTATCTACTTAACAGAGGCCAGCGTGGTCCTCTTTCCCTATCAGCACTAGCAGAAACATACGGTGTAACAAGGAAGCTGGACTCCCTTAGCCAAGCACTAGATGCCGGTCAGAATTACTCAGATCTAGATAAGGAAACTCAGGTAGCGTATCTATCTGCCGATGTACTTGCCACCGCTGAGATCTATGAGAAGCAAACCAGGATCTTTCAGGATGAAGACAGTAAATCCCTTGTCCCTATCAGGGATCTTATGTGCGAGTTCTGTTCTGTCTTGACAGATATCGAACGGTCTGGTATGGCTATTGATCTTGAAGCATTGAACAAGGTTGATCAGGACTATCAGAAAGAGCAGGAAGAACTTACTCAATTTCTGACAAAGTATACAAGTCATCTTATGGGTGACACCCCGGTTAACCTTGGTTCACCAGAACAGATGTCCGAGGTTATCTATTCGTGTAAGCTGACGAACAAGGCGCTCTGGAAAGATATCATGAATATCGGTACAGATGCACGAGGTAAGCCTAAGCGTAGACCGCAGATGTCTCTGGTAGAATTTAAGGATGCACTAAAGCGTTGCTTCAAGCGGTCCTATAAGACCAAGGCTATGCAGTGTCCATCATGCCAAGGTCGGGGATCATTCTATAAAACCAAGAAAAGCGGAGAGCGGTTTAAGAATTCAACCAAGTGTTCCGGTTGTGAGGGGTCCGGGTGTATCTATACAGATACCAAGCAACGTGCCGGTCTGAATGTATCTCCCTCAGTTGCCTTGGCAGCATCGGGTGGGTTCAAGACTGACAAGATCACTCTGACATCTCTATTAAACAAGACAGATAATCCAGAGGCTAAGAAGTTTCTTGAGTCTATCATCCGACTGTCTGCTATTGATACGTATCGCTCCTCATTTATTGAAGGGATCAAGAAAGGTATAAAGAGTGACGGTCTTCTTCATGCTAACTTTAATCAGTGCATTACTGCTACTGGCCGTTTAAGTAGTAGCAATCCTAACCTACAGAACTTTCCTAAAGGTAAACTGTTCCCGGTTCGTAAGGCATTCGTTAGCCGGTTCGATGGTGGTCAGCTTATCGAGATCGATTATTCTCAGCTAGAGTTCCGGGTGGCCGGTATCCTTGCCCGAGACCCTAAGATCAAACAGGAAGTAGAGTCAGGGTTTGACGTACATGCTTATACGGCTAAGGTACTAACAGATAACGGTGAGCCTACAGAACGTGGTCCTGCTAAGGCATCTACATTCCGTCCGCTGTATGGCGGTACAACAGGTACACCGGCACAGATGGCTTACTTCCGGGAGTTCTTTGATAAGTATCAAGGAGTATTTCAATGGCATATTGAATTACAGAATCAGGCTATCCGTACTGAACGAGTTGTGACAGCAACAGGTAGGCAGTTTGACTTTCCTGGTGTACATAGAACACGACATGGTACTGCCAGTGCCAAGACTCAGATCGTCAATTACCCTGTTCAGTCTGTAGCTACGGCAGAGATAGTACCGCTGGGTGTTATCATCCTGCATAAAACCCTAATACGTATGCAACTTAAAAGCCTAGTTATCAACACGGTGCATGATAGTGTGTTGGTCGATACACACCCTGACGAGATTGATATCATTAAGGAGGTTGGACCACAATGTCTGCTTGATGCACAACAGGAAACGACTGATAGATTCGGTCTAGATCCTTACATACCTCTGGCTGTTGAGATGTCTAAGGGAAAAAACTGGATGGAGCAACAAGATTTCTCTTGACTTTTTAAAATTAGCCTGCTAAGAATAGGACATATTAACTATGGAGTTCCCTATGGAAGATGAAGTTCTGATTGTAACAGTTGATATTACCTCTAGCTATAACGATGGTGTTGATACAAAACATGTTTTGGTCAGCCAATCATACCCGGCGGATACAACTTGGCATGACATTCTGTCTCAATGTATCCGTTCTCTAAACTCTTACGGGTTTATTATTAAGAATCAGACTATCTCGGTAGATAGAGATGGTTACGTTGACTAACAGTATTAAGTTACTAAGTAGTTTTATACAACAAAGGTACTAACATATGAACGATCTAGTGGTAATCGATAACACAGGCGATTTCACTCAGCTATACACGGCTACTAATCCTGCTGGACCTAACATCGCCCGTCTTCGTATTAACAGGGATTCATCTGTTGAGGGTTCAGATGGCAGCCTACTGACTGTACCTGCACCATCACTTGCTCTGAGCGATATGGATGGATCAGATAGTTACTCTAACGACTGCTATATCCGGGTTTACCTGGATACAATGCAGACTGCTGTGTTCGACTCGGATAAAGAAGAATACACGAACATGTCTTCGCATTTCCGGGACTTTAGCAAGCCTGCTATTGATTGGCTTGGTGGTGATAAGTGCGGTTGGGTTCCTTCCAAAGTGCGTGAGAAACTTAGGACAGAAGATCCTACGGCTTATGCCGCTGCCAGTAAGGTCAAACTATACCGGCATGTCTACGGTACTGTCCGTATGGTCAATGCTGTCAATCCAGAGACAGGAGATACCAAGGATGTAGACAACTTACCATTCCGGCTACGTCTTGGTCCGTCTAACTTCATGGAAGTTGGTAGTGTGATCGGCGGTATTCTTAAGCAAGGTATTAATCCTGGTTCCGTCGAACTTAAGATTGACTACGAACTTAAAAAGCGTGGTTCTAACAAGTGGTTTAATCTTAAGTACAAACCTATTATGACTAACATCATTGAACTTGATAGTGACTACGGTATGCTTCTGTCTGATTTTGCTGAACTGGTTAAGTACGAGAACAATCAGATCATGGAGAAGATGCGGGAAAATGCTAGTGGTATCGTTGACGAGTTCGACGATGTACTAGAGGCATAAGTGGATGCTTAGTTCCAAGCATCCTTTACAGGAAAAGATCGACGGGTTCCTTAGCGGGAACCCGGAGATCCCTCAAGAGATACTGGATGAAACTGCGGAACAGTTTGCAGATAAACTAAAAAGGTTTAACGAGACTCGTGGACCTAAGACAGGTCTTCCATCTTTATCTCAGATAGGTAAACCATTCTGTCAGTTACATGCTGAGAAGATTGGTATGGATAAGATCCCTGAGTTGCCTAGTTTCAGGATCAGGATGACTTACGGGGATATGACTGAGGTTCTGGCTGTTGCTATCCTAAAGTCTGCCGGAATAAATATCGTATCTCTCAATACCAAAACTAAACTTACTACGTCTTCTGGTGATCTTAACGGGGAGTACGACGTAATCATTAATATGGATGGGCAACTATCCATGTGGGATATTAAGAGTGCTTCCAAGTTTGCGTTTGATCGTAAGTTCTCTTCTTATAAGAAACTAAAAGAGGATGACTCATTCGGTTACATCGATCAACTGTGGGGCTATACATTAGCAGAACGTGCTAATTATCCTGACATAAAAGTTGGTGGCTGGATTGTAATCAACAAAGAAACTGGAGAGATGTTAGTCTGTCCTGCTGATCCAGAAGATGAAGATGAATACTATAAGAAGATCAAGAATACAATTGAACAATATAAAGAAGCTAATGACTTTAATTTTAGAAAAGGTTTCTCAGACGTAGAGGAAACATTCTATAAGAAACCTACAGGTAATAGAAAGTTAGGCTTCACCTGTTCATATTGTAACTTTAAGTATTCGTGTTGGGAAAACTTAGAGTACCGACCTAGAGCAAAGTCGAAATCAAAAGATGCCTACGAATACTACACGTTCTACAAAGAAGAAGATATCCGTAGCGTCGGCTAAAGCTAAAGGTCGTAGGCTACAGCAATGGGTTAGAGACTTCTTGAGGGAAAACCTGTCAGGGGTAGAGGATGACGATATCACTTCTACTCCTGGCGGGGTTAATGGTCCTGATATTGGCCTTAGTCCTCTGGCCCGTCGTGCATTCCCTTGGACCGTTGAATGTAAAGCCAGAGCACGAGTCGGGTTGTACGATGCCTTAGAACAGGCTGAGTCTAACCTGATTGACAATACCAGACCAGTAGCTATATATAAGCAAGACCGCAAAGAACCAATAGCAGTCTTATACGCCAAAGATTTCTTGGAGTTAACCGCATGTCAGAAGAAGCCAAAAAAGACATGAGTTTCCCTATTAAGGTTCCCAACAACACGTTTGGGATCTTTGTGTCTTGTGAACCTGGATCACAGAACATTATGTTGCAATCATATGCGTTCGTAGATGACTCGATAAGAGACACAAAAGAATATGATGCTATGGCTGTTATGTCCACTCAGATCATTGAGGTTATCAGTCAGATTATTGATTTATTCGTTGAGGAAGTAGACGACGACTTTACTAAGACTGATTTCACTGACGGGGATCAGCTTGGGCTACCATTTCCTAAACTTAATACGTCGAATTAACATGGAACGCTGTAAGATTATTCTTGAAGCCAAAGATCTTATCACGAGTGATCGAGCTAAGGACTATGGGGATGCTCATCAGAATTTCTTAAACATTTCTAAAGGTTGGTCGGTTATCTTCGGTGTTAATGTAACACCTGAGAAAGTAGCACTGGCTATGGATTGGTTGAAGACTTGTAGACTTATTAACAGCCCGGAACATGTAGATAGCTGGATTGATAAGGTAGGTTATTCCGCATTAGGCGGGGAAGTTGCTATCAGAGAGGATTAAGCAAATGATTATGATTGATGAGATTGCTAAACTAGAAGAAGAGATCGAACAGCGTAAAGCTAAGATTAAGTCTATCAAAGAGGACGGTCGAAGCGAGATGCTGAGTACTATTGCAGATGCACGCGAGGAATATCGTGAGGCAGCAACCAAACTAAGCGGTCTGATCGCTGAGTACCAAAAGATGTACCCGGCTTCTCTATCTTTTACGTATCCTGATCTTCTACGAGGCACAAAGTTTCGGCTATGAAGTCTAGGGTACAAATCTTATTAGAGATTGATTCAGAAGCTACCTGGATTCCCTCGGATGGTGCGTCCGGTGTAGCCGACGAATTAGAAGATATGATTACGGATGCCTTAGAACAGTGCATCGACGGATTAACAGTTAATAAAATTAGGGTGATGGTTAATGAGTAGTTTTAAATCTAATGCTAATCCGATGTTCCGATCACGGTTCTCGGAGGATATCTTTAATCTTAAGTATTCCCATCCCGGCGCAGATACTTGGGAGGAATTAGCACATACTTTGGTTGAGGATGTATGTGGTGATCTGCGTAGTGTTGAGCGAGACCTGATCACTAAGGATGAAAAGGCACAGCTTAAGAAGTATATCCGGGATCTTAAGTTTGTTCCTGGCGGTCGCTATCTGTACTATGCCGGTCGGAAGAATCGATACTATAACAATTGCTTCCTTCTTAAAGCTGAGGAAGATACTCGTGAGGATTGGGCTAACCTTTCATGGAAGTCAGAGTCATGCCTGATGACCGGCGGTGGTATCGGGGTTGACTATAGTGTCTATCGCCAGTCAGGTCGTATCTTGCAAGGTACAGGCGGGGTAGCATCTGGTCCTATCCCTAAGATGCAGATGATCAATGAGATCGGTCGCCGGGTTATGCAAGGTGGTTCACGCCGGTCTGCTATCTATGCTTCCCTGAACTGGGAACATGGTGATGTCAACGACTTCCTAACCGCTAAGGACTGGGACCAGATGCCGGTAGGTAATACAGGTCTCACGTTGAAGCAGATCAAAGAGCAAGACTTTAACTTCCATGCACCACTAGATATGACTAATATCAGCGTCAATTATAATACGGATTGGCTGCTTAAGTATTGGGAAACCGGTGATGTAGGAGAGGTATTCAAACAGAATGTCCGTCAGGCTTTGCGTACTGCGGAACCTGGGTTCTCTTTTAACTTCTTTGAAGACGAGAACGATACACTTCGGAACGCATGCACAGAGGTGGTTAGTGCTGATGATAGTGATGTCTGTAATCTGGGTAGTATTAACCTGGGGCGGATTGAATCTGTAAATGAGTTCAGCGATATTGTTGAGCTTGCAACTAAGTTCCTGATCTGTGGTACGCTCCGTGCTGACCTACCTTATGCCAAGGTCTATGAGACTCGGGAAAAGAATCGTCGCCTTGGTCTAGGTCTTATGGGTCTACATGAGTGGCTGATCCAACGCGGATATAGTTATGAAGTAACTCCTGAACTGCACCGCTGGCTATCTATCTACAAAGGTGTATCTGATAAAGTATCAAAGGAATTTGCTGATAGTCTATCAGTGTCACGGCCTGTAGCTAATCGGGCTATTGCACCGACAGGTTCTATTGGTATCCTGGCCGGTACGACAACAGGTGTTGAGCCACTATTCGCTGTTGCTTATAAGCGCCGGTATCTGACTAACGGTACTAAGTGGAAGTATCAG